CTGTGGTACAACTGTATATCTCTGTGCTCTTGGTGCTCTGATAGCAGTAGAGTAATCGACTTGTACCTTCTTGATAATACCAGACTCGTCTGTTGGTATTTCTGAATAGAAATATGTTTTTGCTACAAAATCCAGATCATATTGTATAAATCTTCTCGTTGAAAAATCACCTTCATACTCATCAACAAAAGATACATTTGATAATGTAAATGGTATATCTCTTTTCTCTTCAACACCCTCTAACATATTCACAGTGACATTATATGATGGTTGAAAGTGTGGTAATATTTGTTCTACTATTTGTAAGGCATCATCCTGTTGCTTTGTCGCAAAACTAAGTCTGAATCCTATTTCGTATGGCACTGGGAGAAATATTTTTTTGTGTTTAGTTTTATCTGACCCCTTACCTGTGAATTTAGTTATTGGTGATGCCTTACGAGCTGGGTCATAAGCGTATGATGTTATTTCAAATGATATTCTTGGTAAAGTTATGGCAACATTATCATCAAAGTTTGATTGTTGTTCGATCCTTGCAAGAAATCTTTGCATAGGTCCGTAAGCAACGGGAACTTTAATCTGACTGATTGCCTTTCCATCATTGGCAAATTTTTTTATCTTTATGTTGTTGAACAATGTACCGAAAGCAATTACAGTCTTTCTTATCGTCTCATTGTAAAAATAACTTCCTAACATTACACTTCACCAAATGGGTTTTTCTCTGTAAAATCTAAAATGCTGCTGTCAGAGATAGTTTCTATCTCATCACCTGAGTTGTAAGCATCATCGTCATCATAATTTATACTATCTAGTGCATACTGTGCAGTACCAAATCCAACATTACTTATGTTTTCTCCGACTGCAAAGTTTCCAGATAGATTTCTAGCAAGCAATGTATTGGTTGTAGTATCCCACTTAGTTACAAATGCTGTTGTGAGTGAGGACTCTCCAGTAATAATCTCACCATATTTGAATGTGCCACTTCCAAAGGTATTAGCAGATCCTACTGTTATGACAGGTGCAGATGCATAACTATGACCTGCATTCAGTATATCAATATGCGTGACTTGATTGGTTGTTGTGTTGATACGTGCTGTGAGCACACCAACTTCTCCACCAACAGCAGGGTTGCTGACAGTTACTAATGGAGGATTGAAGTATCCAGCACCACCAGAAGTTAGAGTAATACCTGTGATTACACCACTTGTACCAAGACCTGCAACTGCACTTGCTCCTATACCTTTACCGTCTTCAGGTATGAATTGTATGTTTGGTATCTGTGTGTAACCTGCACCAGGATTTGTTATTCTTATATCAGACACTCTCAAAGATGTATTGAGTCTTGATCCTGAGGTAGATGTAATCGCAACTGCAGTCGCTTGTGTTCCACTGTCAGGTGGTTCAATAACAATAGCAGGTGCGTTAGTATAACCTGCACCACCACTTATCAAATCAATTTTGTAAATACCACCATTACCTATGGTAGCTGTCGCTGTTGCTCTTGTTCCTTTATCACCAAGTATCATAGTAACGTTGTAACCCTCATCATCAAAGTCATCATCAACAGCAGTAATACCAGTATCAATAACTTCATCCTCAAACTCAAAGGGTTCACATGTAAGTTCGTATGTATATCTCTCACGTAATTGATAAAAATTTTCTATGTCATTTACATATTTAATTTCAAATATAATATCTCTTAGAGGGAAATACATTAGATCACCCTCGTTTGGTCTTGATTGTGAGAGTAAGGGTGCAATACCTTGATCATATCTTTCTATTGAGATGATAATCTTCATCTCAGCAGTGGATCTCACACCAAATTTTGTTAGTAAATTATATCCAGAATCAAATCCTTCGTATGATGATATGTAACCTTCAAGCGGAAATGATTTTTCAAACTTAGAACTTGTGATCTCTCTCATCACATCTTTCTGATTTACTAAGGTACGAGGCATGTATATAAACTCAATACCGTGCATCTGGATCTGCTCTTTAGCAAGATCTCTTAGCAGGTTCTGTTCACCTTTGCTACCCTGTAGAAAGAATGGGTTGAGTGCCATTATACCTCTTTATTCGTCACACCAAATTGGTCGATATACTTCCTATATCTTATTTTTCTGAGATTTCTTAAGAGAGGGTTGGGTTCGGCATCAATGATATCAAGGTCTTTAGACACGCCCTTGAAACCACCTTGTACAGGTTTACCTACTGCCCTTAAACCTTCCACGAATTGATTGAATGTTTTCATTATCCTATAAAGTCTAGTGGTGGTAATTCGTACTCGGTGCTCATCTTTCCTTCCAAATCTTGTATTTCTTGGACACCATCATCGTATATAGCTCTACCATTCAACTCTATACCACCTGGTAATTTGACTCCTTGAAACTTGATAAGATTTTGTCCCCATTGTTTTTTCAATTTTGCTGTAAAGTATCTCTTGACCCACCTGTCGTTGTAAACCTTTGTGTATGATTCAGGATCCAAAACTCTATAACATTGTATGATAAGATAATCATCAGTTTTCATACTACTGTAATCAGAATCAATGTATAATCTATTTTGTCTTCTATTGAATCTTATTTGTTTGTCAGGATGTAATATAAAATCTATATCTTCAAGATATCTTTTTGTCTGTGTGTAACTCAACAATTCCATAGAACTGAAGTAATATATCTCGTTCAAAAATAACTGGTAGGTTATGTTGAACATGTTTGATGCTATCGCACGACTGTCAACCTTCCATACTTTCTCTATACCAATAACTGCATCTGGTATTTGAATAAAATTTTGAGTCTCGTCAAAATTGAAAGTAGTGGCACCTATACCTGTGATGTTCACACTTGAACTTGTAGTGGTTGTGATACCTAGTGATGTTTCACGACCTGGTGCACTTGTCGCTTGTATTGTATCTGTAAAGTCTTTTGTTATTTTGTGCTTGAGATACATCAATTCCACACCATCATAGTGACGGTCTTGATAAAGAGTTATAGTATCATCTAAAGCATCCTCTACCTGTTCATCTGCAACGTTGATTTCAAGCACAGGAGCACCAAGTTGTCTCTTACCGTAATCTATTAGGTCTTGTCTAGAATTTATTGCCATGTTCTTATTTAGGATCGTCTTATAACAACATCAACATGATCACCAGCTGTTAGACCAGCACCATCAGTTATAGTTACCGATGGACTTCCAATCGTATAGTCTTCAGTCTCGTTTTGAATAATACCATTGACGTAAACTTGCATATTGTTATTAGATATATCAGTAGATGATGGTGTGAAACTTGCTTGTCCAGCAGTTGCTGTAAAAGAATCCTCCGCATTATCACAGGTTATCTCAACATGATCACCAGCAGCAGCAGGGGTTACAAGTGTAACAGGTGACGCAACACCAAAATCTGTGCCAGTTCTTAGTTTGACACCGTTAACATATACCTTGAAGTTTTTCTGTGCTGATAAATTACCTGTAAGAGCAAATAGAGTTTGACCTTGTGTAGCAGTAAAGTATTCTTCATCAAATGTATGTCCAAAATATACAACAGTTCTTACTTCATCATTCAGATTTAGACCTGTGTCAAAAGTTATCGTACTATTACTCGATGATACAAAGTCTCTTGTAGATGCACCTGCACCACCTGGCCTCATCTTTACACCATTCACGAATACCTGATGACTGAATGTATTAGTGCCATCATTGTGTGGATGAGGTGTACTGAAAACAGTTTGCCCTGCTGTAGCAGTTGATATCCCTGCAGATATGGTTGTTGCAGCACCTGTGGCACCACCACCACCTGATAAGGTTTTGAACGACAAATTTCCATTGCCATCCGTGACCATTGCTTGGTCTTCATCCCCGTCATTTGTGGGGAATCTAAATCCTGATATGGTGGATACACCAGTAGAATGTATATTTGCCTTCAGTGATACAATTGTTGTTACACCTACGAAATTTGCATGACTGAATGTAGATTGTCCGTCAACAACTAACGTTTGTGCTAGAACATTTTCTGTAGAAAGTCCAACTTCTCTAACAGTTGTTCCGACTCCCACACCATGAACACCTGCAGCAATGAAGACTTTACCGTCTGCAGTGTTGATTGCAAATTCCCCTAAGTCCAGTGTATTAGGGTAATGTGGTACCTTTCCAGCGACACTAGATCGCTTTATTTTAATCTTTGGATTTGCCATATGGTATATACCTAAACCGACTGTATATACAGTCCAGATTATTTATGTTATAATTAGATAAAGGTACTGATTATGATGAACAAGACGCTTGTCGTGCTCACGGGACCTCAAGGTTCGGGCAACCACCTTTGGTCTAAAATTTTCTCACTTCACCAAGACGTGTTTGGTTGGAAGAGTCTTCTTGATAACTATTGGGAAGCTCACCGTTTTTCAGAGCCCTTTGCTGAGTATTGGAAGGATCCGTCCACTCTGCATAAATTTGACTGGTCGCAGAGTCAATATTTTTTTACTTCTATAAGTATCCCACTTGGCATACAGAGTAAAGGGACTAAATGGTGTCCAAACGTCGAACAGTTTTGTTCAAATGCACAGGACTTGGGTGTTAATACCAAAGTCATAGTCATAGGTAGGGATCAGACCATACTTCATAATCAGCAAACTAGAATACGAGAAGAATCTACCACAAGACATTTCCTAGACCAACTTCCTAAATTCAATAATCCAACATTCCTAAGTTACGAATTATTATATTTGTACAAATCAGAATATTTGAAATCATTAGACATAGGGATACCAATAGCATGGTATGATGACAGAGTAAATGAAATCTTAGAACAAGATGCGAATTCAAAGTATATCGGATATGTCAAAGAGTCTCCTCTTGATGATGGTAATAAGACTGGAGTTCCCTTTCCATGGAACCCGAATACAGCATCTCCGCCCATTCTAAAAGATACCGATCATGCCTACGATGAAGGATCGAATGGAAAATGCTGCTAGGATTTGGAAGTATGCACTCGGATCATTCTCAGACGACAGAACAAAAGAATATGACAATCACGTACTTGTGGTACGGTCTATTATATTTTTTACCTACCTTATTACTAATTGCTTTATTATTAGCGGAGTAATCCGACACTGGAATGCCAATGAAAAAACTACTGATTGTAACAGGACCTCAGGGATCTGGGAATCACCTGTTCGCCAGAATCCTCTCACTTCACCCGAACGTCAGAGGGTGGGAGAAGTTACACGACAAGTATTGGGTACCTAGTGATGAAGAACCTTTTGCAAGATTTTTTGTAAAACCAGAGGAACTAACAAAAGAACACTTTGCAGATGGTG